GTAGTCAAGTTAAGTGTTCGACCAAATAGCGCCGATAGTATTGCTATTAAATTCAACAATTCTACAACTGGCTATTCATCAAAGAATTTAGAAGGAAGCGGGGCATCTGCATCAAGCGGCAATAGCCCTTCATCGGGTCGCTATATTAATTACGCAGTTTTAACAACTGCTAGCACATTTACCAGCGGTGAGGTTTATATCCCAAACTATACGAGTGCTAATTACAAATCTGCACTAGCCGATGCCGTTGGCGAAGCCAATGCCACTACTGCCTATGCAGACCTAAATGCAATTCTTTGGTCAAATACTGCGGCTATTAACCAAATTACTTTGTACTTTGTGTCGCAGAGTCTTGTCCAATACTCAACCGCCTATCTATATGGAGTCAAAAATGCCTAATCCAACACGAATCGAAATCAACTGCGAGACAGGCGTGGAGACTGTCATCGAACTAACCGATGCCGAGGTTGCAGAGCTTGAGGCTCAAGCCGCAATCGCTGAAACACAACGCCTAGAGCTTGAAGCTGCCGAAGCGGCTAAGGCCGCAGCTGCCGCATCTGCCGTGGCCAAGCTTGAAGCTATTGGCTTAACAGCTGATGAGATAGCAGCTTTACGCGGATGACTTACCCACAAGGCACGGCAGCCCTAGCAATCAGCATTGCAAATGCCGAAGTAGGCACAATCGAAGATGGCGACAACCTTACAAAGTACGGCAAATTTATGAAGGCCGATGGGTTGCCATGGTGCGGTTCATTTTGTAATTGGGTGCTGGCACAAGCTGGGGTCAAGGTTCACAGCGTCGTCGGTACAGCTGCCGGAGCGCATAAATTTAAGGAAACCTCACGATGGCATGAAACCCCAATTGCAGGGGATTTGGCATTTATGGATTTTCCTCATGATGGGGTTGACCGCATTAGTCACGTCGGCATTGTCGTGGCCGTATCCGGCAACACAATAACAACCATCGAGGGCAATACATCGGGAACTGGCGACCAACGTAATGGTGGCATGGTCATGGTTAAGCAACGCACAATCGGCAAAGAGGTTGTGGGTTTTGGTCGGCCTAAATATGTGCCTTACAAGGGTGCAATGCCAGTCGTGGAAATTCCACAATCAAAAGCAAAGAAGGTTAAAAAATGAATCAAGCAAAGGCGATGGCTGCGTCATGGGCGCGCTCATTTATGGCAGCTGGCATTGCGGTTTATATGGCGGGCGTCACAGACCCTAAAGCAATTGCAAGTGCAGGTTTGGCAGCGGTTTTGCCAGTGATTTTGCGTTGGCTTAATCCCAACGATGCAAGTTTTGGTGTCAAGGGGAAGTGACCCAAAAGCTCATCCAGTTAGCCCTATTTTCTATCCTGTTTCTAGGGCTAACTGGTTGTGGCCAATACGACGGCTGGGTGCGCTATCCATGTCAAGAGCATGAAAACTGGAATAATCCGGAGTGCAATCCACCGGAGTGTGTAAGCACTGGCACTTGCACAAAAGACATTTATGGAGACACCCTTGACACAGAAGCCAAGCCGTAGATATACAAATGAGCAGCTAAAAGCCCGACTCATTGTGTTTATCGGCATCACCCTTGCGCTGGTGTTTATGATGAGCATTTTTGGCATGTTATATGCGCTCATATTTGTTACCCAGCCGCTAGGCGCGCAAGCTCCAAACGACAAGGCATTTATTGATTTGCTCACGACCTTGACAGTTTTCCTAACCGGAGCATTGGGGTCGGTATTGGCATCTAATGGGCTAAAGGATAAACCGACACAAAATCCACCCGACACGCCCAAAGACACGCAGGATTCTTGACGTTGTCGCACCCATGGGTCACAGTTGTGGCAGGGAGCGAAGCTAAGTAGCTCCCCGAAACGGGAGCAACATGTACACAATTGCAGAAGTAGGCATGTGGATACTCATTGCATCGACTATGGGTTTTTGCATCGGCTACACAGTCGGTCTAAAAGAAGGTAAGCGCGAAGGATTTATCCGAGGCAAAATCGCGGCACGTAGAAGCTTGGAGTCACGCTAATGGGATTCCTAGACAACTACGAAACAGTTAACCAAAAGGTCAAAAGGCTTCACGCCACCTATCCAACAAACCGCATTGAAACGTCCATCATTGACTGGAATCCGGAAAAAGGGTTTATCCTCATCGAGTGCCGCATTTATCGCCATTATGAGGACGACAAGCCAGCTGCCATCGATTACGCACATGGCATGGTTGGGGCTTACAACGTCCAAATGAAACGCTGGTATGTTGAAGACACAGTTTCCAGCGCAATTGGCAGGTGCGCGAGCGTGGTTTTAGGCACGGACGAAAAACCTAGCCGTGAGGATATGACGCAAGTTGAGACGATGCCAAAAGCCTTTATTGAGGATGACCCTTGGGCTAAGCCAATTTGGGAAGAAGGATTTACCACCGCCAAAAGTGCCGTGACGCAGGTAGCCGAGCAACTGGGCGGTGAGCTTGTAGCCGAATCACCTATTTGTAAGCATGGCCACATGTTGTTAAAGGAAGGCGAAAAAAACGGCAAGCCTTATCGAGGACATGTTTGCGCTGAAAAGGTCAAGGCTAATCAATGTCCGGCTATTTGGTACGTCCTTACAAGCGAAGGCAAATGGAAGGAGCGCATCTAATGGCCGAGTTATTTATTCAGAAGCCAAACGGCCAAACCACGCGCATTGACAGGGATGGCGTAGCGACGCAGACAGTCGAGCCATTGCAAATTGACTGGTGCGATAAGTGTGAACGTTGGAAGCCATTGGCGGGCGGTTACATGCTGCGCAGCGATGGCCAGTCATTGATTTGGTTATGTGAGGCGTGCAAATGATACGCGTGGACTTAGATAACGATGCGCAAGTTGCTATCACTGCCAAGGGCTTAGAAAGGGCATTGGAGTATCGAGGACAATGGGAAGGCAGATGGGTTAAACGCAATTATCAGACAGACCGCGAAAACCTTAATTTTCCAACATTTGTCGCACAACAAAGTGAAGCCATAGGCGCAGAAATGGCCGTTGCAAAATATTTTGGAAAGCCAGTTAACCTTGACGGCTACAAAAAAAAAGCCGACGTGGGCAGCAACATCGAGGTTAAATGGACAAAGTGGCAGGATGGTTGCTTAATTCTGCGTGACCATGATAGAGCCGAAGACATTGCCGTACTGGTGACAGGGTCAATGCCAAGGTATTACGTCTGCGGATGGATACCAATAAACGTAGCTAGACGGCCATCACATAAACGCAGCGATGGAGCTTGGTGGATAGGCCAACAGGATTTGCACCCAATGGCCAACCTACAAAGGAGCATCTATGCAAATCGAATTTAATTGTCGCGTGGAAAAGAAAATCACCAAGCAAACAATTTGCCAGGTGACGGACAAGCTGCCGGAATATGTGCATGTTATTCAATGCAATAGTTGTGGAGTTATGGGCATTGCAGTCCTAGACAAGGAGAGGGCTTACAGTGGCAATTTATGAGTATCGATGCGATGCGTGCGGGCAGGTCAAAAACGTATCAGCTGCAATGGATGAGATTTATGTCGTACCAAATTGCGATAACTGCACGATTATTATGTCAAGGGTTTGGCAATCTAACCCAGTCCATTTCAAGGGCGACGGATGGGGTCATCAATGACGTTTGTGGATAACCTGTGTACAACACGCCGGAAGCCCGCATTAAATCCTGTGGATAACGTCAATCGCTTGACAGGGTTGCTACCATCCAGCTCTGCAAGCGAGCGCGTGTGCGCTGATAGCTCGCTGCGGAGACTGGTGGTTTGGGGAGTCTATTGCTTATTGCTAAGCTCGTTTGTCTTACAGATGCAACCCGCACAAGCAATGACCAAAAGCATCGATTATTACAAGCTATATGCACATTCAAGGATTATTAACTATGAGCAATATAAGTGCCTTAGCAAAATCATTTACAAAGAATCACGCTGGAATCCTTTAAGCAAAAACGGGAGTCATTACGGATTAGGTCAAATGCGAAGTGAGCATTACCGGACGTTAGACCCTTATCGTCAAATAGATGCAACAATCAAGTACATAACAAATCGTTATGGTTCAATGTGTAATGCTTGGCGATTTCATGAAAGGGTAGGGCATTACTAATGAGTGCATTAAAGGAGACAGGTAGCACGACAAGGTGGCGCAAGATTAGACAGCGCATAATCAATCGTGACCGCGGTATATGCCAGCAATGCGGCAATGAAGGCGACAGCGTTGACCATATAGTGCCAAGGAGTCAAGGTGGCACGGATGATGACTGGAATCTTCAATTGTTGTGTCGTCAATGCAATAGCAGCAAAGGGGGTAGGTTTTTTAGTACGCCTAGGACAGCCCCGACCCTTCCTGTTGTAGTTACCCCCCAAAACGTCT